CTAAGATTTACGATACAGAACGAGTCATGCGGATCATTGGGGATGATGGCAAGCCAGAACTATTGACGATTAACCAGCGGGATTCGGTTGGCAGAGTGCTGAACGACATTTCGGTTGGTCAATATGATGTGGTTATGGAGACAGGGCCGGGCTACAACAGCAAGCGCCAAGAAGCCGTGGACAATATGCTTCCCCTGCTATCAGCCGCACCAGAATTGATGCAAGTGGCGGGTGATTTGGTGTTTAGAAACATGGATTGGCCCGGTGCGGACATCATCGCTGACCGCCTTGCCGCCTCTAACCCAATGGCTCAGATTGACGAGAAATCTAAGATTCCCCCTCAAGTTCAGATGCAACTGGCTATTTCCAAGAAGCAAATTCAGGAACTTACCCAACAGCTTCAATCACAGCAAATGCTTATTAAACAGCGTCAAGACGTTGAACAAGTCAAGCAAGAAGCCGAAACTAAGCGAGTGCTTATTAAAGAAACAAACAGGGCGCATGAGTCTGAATTGCGTGATGCAAGTGACCGTGAAGAAATGCGTATGCGTGTGGATGGTCAGGCGCACGATACGATTGTCAAAACACAGACTCAAATTGAGATTGAGCGCATGAAGGCTGAGATTGCTATTTTGTTGGCACAAATGGACAAAAGAACATTAAATAATGCTAGTGCAGAAACAACTGAACGGGCTATTTGAGTTTTTAAAGAATATGTGGTAAAAACCACTAAACCGTACCTGTGAGGTTCACAGGGTCAAATCGTTGGGAAACGTATGTCCGAAAAAGAAGCGGGTCAAGTATTGACTAGCGAGAATGCGGCAGAATTTTATGCAAACAGATTAGGTTTAGCTGAATCTCCAGCGGAGACTGAGGCGGGTGAAGAATCCGAGCCAGTAGCCGAGGATACGCAGAGTGAACCGAAAGAGGCAGAAAAGGAAGCAAACCAAGAGGGTGAGCGTAAGCAGAACCCCAAACTTGAGAAGCGGTTTTCAGAGATAACCAAGCAACGCGAGGAAGCGCGAAAAGAAGCGCAGAATGAGCGTCAAGCTAGGGTAGAACTGGAACAGCGTTTGGCGGCACTAGAACAGCAGAGACAGCCTCAACAACAACAGGCTTTCAATGTTGATCAAGAGCCACAACCAAGCCAGTTTGCTGATGCGTTTGAATATGCGAAGGCTCTAGCAGAGTATTCGACAGAAAAGGCGTTAGCAGAACGGGATAGGCAAGTAGCACAGGCTAGAGAGCAAGAAGCGCAACAAAAGATTATCCAATCTTGGGCGCAGAAGGTTCAGGATGCTAAAGCGGAATTGCCCGATTTTGATGATTTGGTCGCATCTAGTGACGTAGTTGTAAATAACGCGGTACGAGATGCAATTCTGGAGAGTGATGTAGGCCCAAAAATCCTGTATCACCTAGCTGAAAACAATGACCTAGCCAAAAGAATCGCCAGCTTGAGTCCAAATGCCGCGCTAAGAGAGATTGGCAGACTAGAAGCAAAGTTTGAGGCAAAGCCTGATACTAAGCAGACAGCCCCTGTTGTAAGAAGTAAAGCACCAGCACCGATCCAACCGATTCGCGGTGGTCAAGGTCAGCCTGATGTTCCCATGTCCGCTAATGGCGAATGGCATGGTAGTTATCAGGCTTGGAAATTGGCTCGTAAAGCGGGGAAGATTCGGTAAACCTAATCTATTTGGAGTCCTAAAATGGCTAATAATTTATTGACGATAAGCAAGATCACCAACGAAGCGTTGATGGTTTTGGAAAATGAGTTGACTTTCACAAGTGAAGTTGACCGCAACTATGATGACCAGTTCGCTGTTGTCGGTGCAAAGATTGGTAACACAGTCAATGTCCGCAAGCCCGGTCGTTTCATTGGTACAACTGGCCCAGCGCTGAATGTTGAAGATTTTAACGAGACATCAGTTCCCGTTACTTTGTCCACACAGTTTCACGTTGATACACAGTTCACAACACAAGACTTGGCTCTGTCCTTGGATATGTTTAGTGACCGCGTGTTGAAGCCAGCTATTGCCGCTATTGCCAACAAGATTGACCGTGATGGTATGTCTATGGCTACCCTGCAAACTGCCAACATCGTTGGTACTGCTGGAACACCGCCCACAGGCTTGATCACATATCTGACTGCTGGCGCTTACCTTGACTCTGAAGGCGCACCCCGTGATGGCCGCAGATCATGTATCGTTGAGCCTTTCACAAGCGCAACAATCGTGGACAGCCTGAAAGGTTTGTTCGTTCCCCAAGAGGCTATTGGCGATCAATACCGTAAAGGTTTGATGGGTCGTGACTCTGCTGGTATGAACTGGAAGATGGATCAGAACGTGGTAAGCCAAACCTTTGGCTCATTCGCGGGAACTGCTGTCTGTTCAACGACTGCCGCTTCTGGCTTCCTGACTTCTGGTTGGGCATCCTCTAGCACCATCACTTTGACTGCTACTGGTACGGTTTCTCTTAACGCTGGCGATACATTCCAAATCGCTGGTGTTTATGCAGTTAACCCCCAGAACCGTCAAGCCTACGGCACTAACAAACTGCGTAATTTCGTAGTTAAGACTGCCGTTGCCGCTACTGATGGCACTATGTCTGTTGTTGTTAGCCCTGCTGTGATTACCGCTGGTCAATTCCAGAACGTGTCAATTCCAACAACTAGCACTACAGCCGCCATTACGTTCTTTAACAAGACGGGTACTGTTTCCCCACAAAACATCATCATGCACCGCAATGCGTTTACGCTTGCAGTAGCCGATCTGGAATTGCCAGAGGGAGTTCACTTTGCTGGACGTGCTTCTGACAAGGAAATCGGCCTATCCATGCGTGTGGTGAGGCAATATACAATTAACAACGATTCCATTCCTACCCGTTTGGACGTTTTGTATGGCTGGGCCCCTCTGTACCCTGAACTCGCTTGCCGAGTCGCGGCCTAATGGTCTTGGGGGGCTAAACACCCCCCTTCATTAACTTAATTTAAGGAAATATCATGAGCAATCCCGGCCCAGCAAGTACCACAACGATTCACCCCAGCAATCTGGCAACAAATCAGGCAATCCGCTTATTGGCTTACGCCAACGCTGTGCCTATTAGCCAAACGGGTGACGCTTCTGTAACCCTACCGATCAACAACACCACAACCTATGCTGTGACCAATGTTGCCATTACCAACGCTAACAAAGACGTTAGTTCTGGTGCATTGGCTATTTGGACATTACCCGCTGGTCAAGGTACTGAGATCGTCACCAATGCGGCATTGACAAGCAACACATCTTCAGCTTATGTGACCAACTCAACCGTTGTGTCCGCAACTAAGAATGCTAATTTGTCAGCACAAACCCTTTACGTTAAAGTTGGCACAGCCGTTTCTGGCGGTACTGTTGACATTTTCGTTTATGGTTATGACTTCTCCGAGTTTTAATCGGGCATAAAAGAGAAACAAGCCACTCTGTCAAAGGGGTGGCTTTTTCTTTATTTGGCGTTACAATTTAATCATTCTCTAAAGGAATCATCATGGCTCTCCAAACGACAATTTTGCGTGGAAACATCTCCAACGCATTCGTTATGGGTGTGACTTTTACAGCCACAACCGTTGCCACTTCTGGCGCATCTAAGACTGTTACCGTTGCTGGCCTCAAGGTCGGTGATGCAATCAAGGTTACTCTCCCCGCGGCTCAAACAACTGGCGTTGCTGTTGCAAACTCCTACGTTTCCGCTGATGACACTTTGATTGTTCAGTTTATCAATGCAACAGGCTCTAGCGCTTCTGCCGCGGCTGGTACTTACACCGTGGTTGTGAATCGTCCTGAGTATTTGCCCCTTGATTCAAACGCTGTTTAATCATGTCTAATACTACGGTCTTACGTCCTGTAGGAGTTACAACCGCCATTTCGGTGGGTGCTACTTCTACTGCCGCAACGCTGATTACTGCAAGCACTAATGACCAAGTTAACTACGCTTCTTTCATCAACACGGGTGCTACCTATGTTGCTGTCAGCCTTGGCGATGCTAACGTGGCCGCGGCTGTATTGCCTGTAAGCGGCTCAACCACAGGGAACTTTGTGTTACCCGCCTCAATGACAGTTCCAATTGTCTTGGCAGTACCCGCAAGTCCCTATTACGTCCGCATGATCGGTTCAGCCTCTGGCCCATCAATCGTTTATGTGACCCCTGTTGGCGATCAAAGCTAAAGGAAAAAACCCATGTCAAGCGCTAATTCTGTTGCATATACATCATCCACAAATCTTGTCCCTGTGCAAGCTGAATTCAATTCGGCTGGCGTTTGCGTGGGTTTAGTCGGGCCGGGCGGGGCTTACTTCAGCCCCCCTTTGTCCAACGACACAATTACAGGCGCAACCATTGACAGTTCTGTCATTGGCGGCACAACCCCTGCGGCTGTTACGGGTACAACCGTTTACGCTTCTACTGAAATTGGTTACAACGCATCAGCACAGGGAACTGTTACCCAAGCTACAAGCAAATCTACAGGCGTGACTTTAAATAGATCCGCTGGTCAAATTACCATGAACGGTGCGGCTTTAGCTGGTGGAACAACTGTTTTGTTTACTTTGACAAACAGCCTTTTGTCTGCCAAAGACGTTTTGATTGTGAATGTGGGAAGTGGTGGCACTTCAGGCGCTTATTGGCCTTATGTTGCTACTGTAGCGGCTGGCTCTGCCGTGATTGGTGTTTACAACAACACAATTGGCATTTTGAGTGAAGCCATTGTGATCAATTACGCCATCATTCACGGTGCATAAACCATGACAAGCCCATCAAATTCAGACGTTCAGAATTTACTGCCTGTTCAGGCTTATTTCTCTGTTGATGGCGCATTTCAGACATTTATTGGTCAGGGTCAGCCGTTTTAT